TCAGCTTTTTAAAGGGCGTAGGTCACGGATTGGTAACGAAAATGATAAATCTTGTTCCATAAACGCTACTACTTCCGCTTGTTTTGACGGATATAAATGACTATATGTATTTAACGTTGTTGACACATCCGAATGTCCTAATCTCTGGGCTACCACAAGTGGACTAACACCTCTATTTATTAAATAAGATGCATGGGAATGTCTAAATTCATGAAGTAGAATTTTGGGTATTCCAGAAGCAACAACATATTTGGCAAAACGTTTATGAAGAGTAGCTGTCGCTATACTTGTGTAAAATTCACCAAATACAATATAATCATTTTTTATCGGTGCTCCTAATGTAGCATGTCCTTTTAATATTTTCAATAAGTCTATGACAAGAGATGGTAGCATAATAATACGATTTGATGCTTTGGTTTTGGGTTTTGTAATCTGTCTGTTATAGTTGGTTTTATTAATATTAATCGATTTTTCTTCAAAGTTAATATCTGCCCATGTTAATGCTAGCAATTCGCCAGTTCTTGCACCGCTATAATAAAGAGTCGTAAAAAAGGCTTGATATAGTAAATCATCTACTATATGAATGAATTGTTTAAACTCATCGAATTCCCAAAAGTTTAATCGTTTATTCGATTCTTTTTCAAAGTTGCCAGCAATTCTCGCAGGATTACTTGTGAGACCATAAAATTTTATTGCGAAATTAAAAATTGAGGACAGTACAGTATGAATTTTTTTCAAATAAACAGCTGAATACTTATGAATAATTTCGTTTTGGTAGATCATGATATGCTTAGCAGTTATATTATTAATTTTTGATCTCCCGAACTTTTTTAGTAAATGATTTTCAAGGATGGCTTTAATGGTGTTAATTGAAGATTGTTTTCTCCTCTGGCAATACCAATCAAAATAACTATTCGCCACTTGAGCAAATGTTAAACTGGAATTTGTTTCTTTTTCAACTAACATTTTAGCTTCCGCTTCACGTGCTTCTTTTTTCGTTTTAAATCCACGACGTTTTACTTGTTTTTGAGTACCATCAAATTGACGGACTCTGACAACAAAAAAATATGTTCCTCGTTCTTTATCTTTGTAGATCACCATAAGAATCCCTCCTGTATATATAAAGATTGATAATTCGATTTATTGAGTAGATTATAACTGGTTTGTTACCAAAAGAAAAGACGCTCAATATAAGTTGAGCGCCTTTCTTCGACTTTAACCACTTTAATTTTAATAACATATTACCTACATGAAAATAAAATTGCCGTTTAAAACAGTATAGCATATTTAAATTTGAAAATACTCAAAAAATAAAAATCCCCACTAATGTTAGTGGGGAGATTGGTTAGGGAAACCAATCGGGATGATACATAAAGTAAGGATAAAATCATATTACCATAATAATGTCGTGGCGCATATTGAAAAAGTCGGAGGTTTGTTTATTTTGATATTGTAATGTTTTTTTGGATTGGTTGGGTGTAATTCGTGGGGATTGGCTGGTTTTCATGTCGATTTGCGTGGAATATAATGAATAATAAATCAATATTCATTACGAATTGTAAAATATGTGAACTTGTAGTCGAATAATTTCAAGATTTTTCTTTAAAGTTATATTGAGAAATAAATTTTAGGATGGAATAGAATATGAGCCCGTGCTAAAATTGGCTCTGTATACAGTATATGGATTTCTGTTGTAATAATAGACAGAATAATCTTAAAAATAAAATAAACAAAAACATAAAAACTCGCAGAGCGTGTATAAGAGGTGATCCTGACAAAACCTCTTACATCGTTCATCCTAGCTACCTTAGGACAAACACTTGCATCATACGAGTTCCTCGTCAGTGTAACACACACCTAGTAATTTTAAAATGTGTCCTGAGTTGAGAAATTTAAGGGTGGGGCTTTTTATGTTATCGGATGGAGGGAAGAATACTTTGAAGCCGCTACATGTTGAAATTTGTGAATTAATTGACAATAGCCCAGATCTAACATATGGGAGTGTTGCTGAGGCTATTGGAGTAAGCCCCCAATATATGTCTAAGTTCAAAAAAAGTGGGACAGTTAGTTTTTGTAGTCTCTTGAAATTGTCGCAAGTATTAACGCTGCCTGATGAAAACTACAAAACTATAATGCGTGACTTTTGCTTGAAAGTTGATACAACAGAACTAATCAAACAAAGCTTTGAGTACGCTTCAATTACTAGGGATATTGAATTGTTAAAACGTTTGATAGGAAAATATCGAAAAGATAAAGGAAGTATTCAGGAGTTTGTGGATGTGTATGAAATATTGTATCGATATATAGTAAATGAGATTGACGGTAGATCACTAATTGATAAATTGTGTGAATTAAGGCAACCAACGGATTGTTGTTTACGAATATTAATCGATATCATGAAATGTTATAATTATTACTTTTCTAAAGATTTTCCAATGATGATTGGATTGGGTAAAGAAGTAGAACAGAGGCTTAAGCAGTTAAGTGGTGGGCGTAAAGATTTTATTCTACATTGCTATTTCCACAAGGTATATGAGGTTCTAGCACCTGTTCATTTAAGATTAAATAATAAAGAATTAACAAGAAGATACGCTACTATCTTAAAAAATTCGAATATTAGCGCAAAGACAGTTTCAGATGCAACGTATTTAATGGGTATGTCTTATTTACTTGAAGATAAGCAAAAATGCTTATCACTACTAAAAGAGAGTTATGAGTTATCTAAAGTGATTGGGGAGGAAATTTTAGAAACTGAAGCATTGTATAACTTAAAATTGGTCGAATTGTATTACGAATCAGAAAAGAATGAATCCGTTATCGCACTAAGAGAAATTGATAAATTCTCATCAGTATTTTATCAGAAAGAAAATGAAGACTTTATTGTGTTATTTAAGGCAATGCAAGACACTTCTAATAAGAGTTTGCATAAATGTCTTCAGCAATTCTTTACTCAAGGCAATTATTTTTTTTCCAGTTTGAGTGCAAGAGAATTGTATAAGCGTGGGGAAGATTCTGTTATACTTGAATGGATGATGGACTATAAACCAGAGGTGGGAGTGAATGAATTTGAAGAAGATAATGTTGATATTTTCAATGATGTTGACTTTAATGATAATGCCATTCGTTGCTAATAAAGGATTAGAAGAAAAGGCTTTGGATAAACAGATTAATTATTATATGGATATTAAACCTGGGGGATGAATATGCTGGACCCACTTAATTAACTTCATTAAGTAGGTCTTTTTTATTTGTCAATATATTTTGCTGAAAAAAAGCATTTTGTTTTTTGGCTAGTCTTGAGACATCTATAAGAATTAGTAATAAAATTATAAAAAAGGTGCTAATTTACAATGGGTGATGAGACTATTACTTATAGGAGAGATTAGACAAATGAACAAAATAAATGATAAAAAAATTAAACAGGAAAACACTGAAGACAAAATTAAAAAGATGTTAATGTTAGAACAAATTTTTAGTGAGGATGAAGATTACATACTTGCAGTTAGTAAAATTAAAGCCATGATTAATAATAATTAATCATGGCCTTTTTCGTGTATTTTAAGTAAGTCGTCAATTAAATTAAGAATGGTTTGTTTTGTTTCTGATGGCATATTATCAAGACGTTTCATAAGTTGGGCAGTTTCAGAATGAATGTTCTCAGTTTGAAAAGAAGTCTCAGTTTGTAAACCTAATAAATAATCTATCGATACACCTAATACGGTAGCTATTTTATAGGTATTTTCTCTCGAAGGGTTTTTTCTATTGGTTTCGTATAAGGATATTGCAGAGCGATTAACATTTAAAATGTCCGCTAATTCTTGTTGTGAGATATTTTTTTTTGTACGAATAAATTTTATGCGGTCTCCTAATGTTACCATTACTAACACCCTCCGGTTAACTGGATTAAACATTTCTAAGATTATAATAACTAAAATAAGTAAATGAAGCAATGCTTTTTTAACAAAACCATTAAAGTACATAAAAAAGGTTTACAGAAGACTTTATTTCGTTGTGTGATGTTAACACAAGTAACTAAGGGGGATAAAGATGAAAAGATTTGATGGTAAAAAACTGTATTTATTAAGGAAAAATAGAGGATTTTCGCAGAGGGAATTAGGAGAGTTGTTAAATTGTAGTCACTCTTTAGTTAACTTGATGGAAAATGGAAAGCTTCAACCAACAACTGCCAAATTATTAGGTATTTCAAGTATTTTTAAGGTTTCTATAGATGAGTTGTTTATAGATTTTTTTTGATTATAATGTTAACTCAGGTAACTATATGTGTGAAATCTATAAATTTTTTTAAAAGGAGCGATACCATGCACAAAAACCTATACATAGCCAGAAAAGAGCAACGTATGACACAAGAGAAGGCGGCAAATTTAATTCATACTTCACCCAGAACATACTTTGCTAAGGAACACGGTAAAAGTGATTTCACCCTAAAAGAAGCTCAAAAACTAGCAAAATACTTCAAAACAACAGTGGACGAGCTGTTTGCAAAATAAACAAAAAAGGAGGGCACCCATGAAAAACGGTAAAAGACCAACCAAGAGAGAGAAGATACATATCAATTCATATAATTTAAATCCTGATAATTGGCTAATCTTTAAGAAAGTAGATGATGAATTACATTTAGTACATCGTCATACGAACTCAATACGAGTCATTCCAAGTGCATAGGGTGGACAAGCATTATTAAAAATGAGGAGGAATTCATATGAATGAATTAAAAGTAGCAAACGATCAAACGTCAAATGGACTAGTATTTGAAAACAATGGCGAGGTAGTAACAGACAGTCTCACAATTGCTGAGATGTTTGGAAAGGAGCACAAAAATATAAAACGAGATATCTTAGAAACAATTTCGAAATTAGCAAGTCTACAACATAATGCTGAAGTGGATGAACTAGGTATTAATTTTAATACGCTCAAATTTGAGCCCATTGAATATCGAGATAACCGCAATCGAATACAAGAAAAATACATTTTAAACTTCGATGCGTTTATGCTCGTAACTATGAGCTATACAACGCAAAAAGCAATGTTGCTAAAGGTAAAATACATCAATGAGTTTAACCGTATGAAAAACTATATTCAGAGCCAGCAACATGTGCCTACAGATCCCATGAGTATCTTAAAGCTTACTTTTGAAGCGCTAGAAGGGCAAAAACAAGAACTTCAGCACATCAAATTAGATGTCAAAGACTTACGAGAAAATGCTCCGTTATTTGCTGTAGAATGTGATGAAATTTCAAATGCAGTCAAGCGTCATGGCGTTGCGCTATTAGGTGGTAAACAGTCTAATGCGTACCAGCATGCGGGGATTAGAGGTAAGGTCTACCGTGATATTTATAATCAGTTATATCGTGAATTTGGAGTAACAAGCCATAAAGTAATTAAACGTGGGCATTTGGTACTCGCAACCAAGATTGTTGGAGAGTATACGTTACCTATTGTGCTGAGTGAGAAAATTAATATAGTAAACTCTCAAATTAAGTTCTCTGAGATGTAAAAAAAGCTGGAAGGAGGAAATAACCATGATGGAAGAAAGTGTTTTTTCAGTATGTATCACTGAGTTTCTGATTTGTGGGCTGCTACTTGTTGTTTATGCACTAGATAAACCAATTAAAGAATTTACAAAAGATGTGGAATGAATTTTAGGGGAGAAAGCGCTATGACGGTATCAGTTTTAAAGAAAGATGTACAGAAAAAACAAATACTAGATGAATTCTTGCAGCATTGTGAAAAGAAACAAATAGAGGCGATTCAAAAGAATGATCCATTGTTACTTTGTACTTGGATTAAAGAAGCAAGATTGGCTCGACGGGAGCTTATAGCGCTATACCGTGAGAAAGAAAAATATGATAACCAACTTGAACGGGATCGTAAAAGCATTCTAGGGATTGTGGAACATTTGAAAAGTAGAGGTATCAATGCTTCAGTTGTGAAGAGGGCGCATCATAATACGCTTTCTGAGGAGTGCTGTTAAAAGTAAAAAAGCCCTATAAAATAGGACTTTTAGCAAAAATACTAATGGAATGTGCACATACGAGGTCTCGATTACAAGTATGTACATGTTGCCTTCATTCAAATTGTAACAGATACATCTTTCATGTTAAACAAGAAAATCTGACGTAGAAAGACAAAAAGACCTAAAATTAGGTCCTCTCGTCAAAGCTATTATTCTCGAACTATAAATGCTAGTTTAAATATGTACAGTCACACTTAAATAAACATGTACATTTTCAACAAGATTATACATACTAGCTCCGAGGTGGTTAGTATGTATATCAAACTAGATATTTCAACAGAATTTGAGATTAAAAGTCTTACAGACTTATCGAATTTAAAAAGTTTAATGGAGAACTTAAAGATGAAAGTAAATAAAAGTAAGTTAGCAAGAGAATTAAATGTTGATCGACGTACCATTGATAAATATATGAATGGTTTTACGCCAAAGGGTACAAAAAAGAAAACATCAAAAATTGATGTACATTATGAAGTAATTGTAGATCTTTTATCAGATACGTCTAAACAAACCTTCTATTATATGCGAGTACTATGGCAGTATCTAACAGATAATCATGGCTTACAATGTTCACAATCTAATTTTCGTGCTTACATTAATAAAAAACCAGAATTCAAAAAGTATTTTGAGGAAGGAAAACGAACTGTTTCAAACCATTCGGGAAAAGTTCGATATGAAACCCCTCCTGGTGAACAAGCACAATTAGATTGGAAAGAAAGTATCAAATTTGAAACAAAAGATGGTGAAATCATCTATGTAAATGTGGCCGTACTTTTATTGTCTTATTCAAGGTTTAGAGTGTTTCATTTAAACATTTCAAAGTCTCAAAGTGTATTACTATCATTTATAACAGAGGCATTTGAAACGTTTGGTGGTGTACCGAAGGTAATCGTTACAGATAACATGAAAACTGTAATGGATGAAGCACGAACAGAACACTTTTCAGGGACAATTAATAATAAGTTTGTACAATTTGCCCAAGATTTTGGTTTTAAGGTACAACCTTGTATTGCAGGACGTCCAAATACAAAGGGGAAAATAGAAGCACCAATGAAGCTTTTAGATGAAATTCATGCCTATCAAGGCAAATTCAGTTTTGAAGAGCTACACGATTTCGTACAAAAGTTATGTACAAGAATTAATCAAACGTTTCATCAAGGAACTGGAAAGATTCCTATATTCGCTTTAAAGCAAGAAAAAAATCTCTTACAGCCACTCCCTCAGAGTACGATAAGAGATTCCTATAAGATTAAACATAAGCTTGTAAAAGTGAATTCATCAGGAATGATATCTTACAAATCAAATCAATACTCAGTGCCACCTGAGTATCAAGGTAAGACCGTCGGTCTACAAGTTTATGATAATCAAATTTATGTTTATCATAACATGAAGTTAATCGTACAACATAAAATCAGCCAATCTAAACTCAATTATAAAGAAGATCATTATAAAAAAGCATTGGCGAAGTCATTACCTAAATATCCGAATATCGACAATTTAGCGAAACAAAATTTATCCGTAATTGGTGAGGTATATAAAAATGAACAATAGCTATCAACAATTAACAACAAACCTAGAATATTTAAAGCTAAAACAAATGACTCAACATTTAGGAGAAGTTGTTGACTTTAGTATTAATAACCAATTGTCATTTGTGGAAGCGCTGGTTAAGCTGACAAATTATGAAATTGACGTAAGAGAACAAAATATGATTTATTCTATGGTGAAAATGGGGGCATTCCCTCATCGAAAGGAGGTTGATGTATTTGATTTTGAATTCCAACCAAGTATTAATAAACAGCAAATCTTAGATTTTATTTCCCTACGTTTCTTAGAACAAAAAGAAAATATAGTATTTTTAGGCCCAAGTGGTGTTGGCAAGACCCATTTAGCAACATCAATTGGTATAGCAGCAGCTAAAAAACGAACAAGCACTTATTTTATTAAATGTCATGATTTACTTCAAAATTTAAAACGTGCAAAAATTGAGAATCGTTTAGAATCTCGATTAAAACACTATACAAAGTATAAATTACTTATCATTGATGAAATTGGGTATTTACCAATTGATCCGGAGGATGCAAAACTATTCTTCCAACTCATTGATATGCGTTATGAAAAACGAAGTACGATCTTAACTACGAATGTTAATTTTAAGTCATGGGATGAAGTGTTCCAAGATCCTAAAATTGCGAATGCCATACTAGACCGTGTCTTGCATCATGCCACAGTTGTGAGCATTGTGGGGCAATCGTATCGAATTAAAGATCATTTCAGTAAAGAAAATGACTAAAATTTGTACACGTTTAAACAAGCGAAAATGTACATGTTTATGTTGACATTTACACTCGAACAAAAAAACTTGGCATGAATATGCCAAATACCTAGAGGTATATATACAGTATAGCATATGTGAAATATAAGTGTTGATAAAATAAAGAAAATTTAGTTAATTTGTTTTTAGGGAAGGATGGTAAAAGGAAATGACAGCAGAAGAATTATTTGAAGAAAAGAAATATTTAGTGATTGCAGCGATCAAGCAACAATTTGGAAGTATCGCAAGAGCTGGGCAGATTGCAGAAATAAACAATATGGATTTGGATGATTTAATACAAGTTGGTCATCTGTATTTATGGGAGCATTGTATGAATTATGATCCAGAGAGAGTAGATACATTCAATGCATACGTGATGAAAGGCATGAAATGGGCAATGAGTGATGAGCTTCACTTGAAAGGGACGCCTTTTAAGATAAGCAGACGAGTTGGTCATGAGGAACGGAATAAAATGAATATTCATTCGATTGATTTGCATCGAGATGAGGAAACAGTAAAAGAATTTTATGCAGTATCTCCTATTGATGTGGAAAAAGAAGCGATATTATCCATTGAATTTGAAGAAGTGACGAGTGTACTTGAAGAACAAGAAAAGTCAATTATTCTGCACGTCGGTGAAGGGTATACCACAGAAGAAATAGCTAGAAAATTAGAGATGAAAAAATCTACTGTTCAAACAAGAAAGACACGGGCATTTTTAAAGATGAATCCAGATTATAAGCCAATCAAACAAAAATCCTTTTTCTTGGGGAAAAGAATGATAAAGAGAAACCACCAGTTGGGGCTGGTGATCTAATAGAAACACATGTGGTGTCATCATAACATATGTTGCGTACGAGATGCAAAAAAAGACCTGTTATAGCAGGTCAAAAGTCAGGGTATTTCGTGAAAGAATATAACTTATTCATCATTCTAACAGGAAAAAGTGAAAAATAAAAGATTGAAAATAAAAAATATTGAATCTTTTTGTTGGGAAATATCAAATACCCTAGCAGTAAAGATATATTGAAAAAATGTTAGATAGAGAAGGGTGACTGGAATGAATACCAATGTAATAAAAGTCGCAAGAATAAACCTGCAAGGTAACACTTTAGACCAGGGCTGGTTTAAGTACCTTACTTTAGAAAATGGCAAGCCCTATATGGTTGCGATTACAATACTTAGCGAAATTTTTTATTGGTATAAACCAACTGAAATAAAGGATGAAAGAACAAATAAAATCCAATATAAACAAAAATTTAAAGCAGACAAACTTCAAAAAAGTTATCAACAATTGGCTGATTCATTTGGTTTTACCAAAAGACAAGTACAAGAAGCATGCAAATACTTAGTAAAAAGAGAATTAATTGCAATTGAATTTCGTACGATCATAGTTAACGGGATGAGGCATAACAACGTTATGTATGTGGAACCAATTGTGAAGAACATCGAAAAAGTTTCTATCTTATATCAAGACCCTATCACGCTAGAAAGTGACACCCTCCCACATTCTAATGAGAGAGGCTCCCACACTAAAACGGAGGAGGCTCCTACATTGAAACGTGGGACAAATACAAAGATTACTACAGAGATTACTACAAATAAAAAGACTTCATGTCACAAGTTTGAAACTTGCGACATGGAGCATGCCAAATTGTTATTCCAGTTAATTTTAGAAACCAATCCAGAACATAAAGAGCCGAACTTCGAGAAGTGGGCCAATGAATTCCGCTTAATTCGCGAAAGAGACAAGAAAACAAATCAACAAATTGTGTATCTCTTGGAATGGTCTCAGGATCATTCCTTCTGGAAAAAGAATATATTGTCACCTAGTAAGTTGAGAAAGCAATGGGACAGGCTAGTGATTGAAGCCAAAGAAGAACACGAGGTGAAGAAAAATGAGCAGATTCGCAAGCATAGCGGAAGTCATGGCAGATTTGCAAAAGAGGGCTATGAAAAATTGCCAGAACCAACAAAAAAGTGGAGAGAACTTACAGACAAGGAACAAGAGGAATCACAACAAGAATATGAAAATAACATTGAATGGCTCGGAGAAGACGCTTAATGATACCTGTCCGTTATGCAGTGGAACGGGAATGATCTTAAATGGATGGACAGGTAGAATGTGTGATTGCCAAAAGAAACAATCTGAAATAGCAAGGTTGAAAAATGCAATGATACCAGAAGAATTTGAAGAAGCACGTTTTAAAAATTATATTCGTCATACAGATATGCAAAAGAAAATGTTTAACAGCATGATGGAATACTTAAAAAAATTTAATGAAATTAGAGATACGAAGCGCAATAGCTTTGGATATATCGCTACCTATGGCGAAGCTAGATTAAAAGCTTTATCCATCAATGAACGAGTTGAAAAAATGAAACTTCACAACAATTATGGTTTAGGAAAAACACATCTACAAATAGCAGCTGCTAGATGGATTATACAAAATGTTCAAACTGTAAATAAAGACATTGTAAATGCACAACCGAGAGGGTGCAGAGTAGTTTGTATAAGTGATGTCACTTTTATGACAGAGATTATGTCAGCAAAGCGTGATGATAAAAAGGAGTACTTTGAAAAGCTCCATACAGTTGTAGAGTATGCGGATGTGCTGGTTTGGGATGATCTAGGTAAGAGCAAACATACAGAATCCCGTGAAGAAATGTACTACGAAATCATTAATGAGCGATATAAGCGTAAAGCGTCCATCATTTTTAGCTCAAATGAAGATGAATATACCTTACCTGAAAAAATTGGGTTTGCAGCTGCTGATAGATTGCTAGGGATGGCAAATGACTATTTGATTGAAGTCGAGGGAGAAAGTTATAGACGGTAAAGGGGAGAAATCAATCATTTTGTGGGAATGGAGTTGAGTGTATGGAACAATTAACCTTTGAAGATATCGTAGGAAACATGGATTATACAGCGCATAGTACGGCTGAGAAATTCCTCTCTAATCATTCAGTAACACCTACCTATGCAGTAGAATTTTTTGACCGAGATGAAAAACAGAAGTTACGTTGGTTTGAAGTGAATACAGAGGCTGAAGCAAAAGAAAAAGCAGTAGAAACATACGGGAGAATTCAAATCATTAAAGTATATGTGTCCAATCGAACATTGAAAGAAATTATGGAGCTGGACTAGGGGCATTTTTATCAAGAGAGCACAGGAATTTCCTAAAATGGACAAGCCAATGCAAAGGAGAACAGACATAGATGAAAAGAGAAATAGACATGAAAATAAACGGGATCTACATTGTGGTGGATGGGAAAATCAGATTTGAAGAACCCCCAAAGAGCGGCTACGGACAGCAAGTCTTATATTGGGTAAAGGGAAAAGTGTCTCATACACAAACAACGATTACGAATAAGTTCAAATAAAATTATGCTATTCAAAGGTAATCCTGTAATTAAAGACTCTACTCTCAAAAGGGTGAGAGTAGAGTCAGTGGATGCAGTTACTGAGTGCACGGGATGGTGAACATCAGCAACTACATAATAGCATGAGTATTCAGAAAAAACATCGAGTAAATATTTCCGATTTTTCAAATGATAGTCAACCGGAATGAAATAAAATTTGAATTTTGTACAGAAATGAGGTACTTAAATGATCTATTTAATTAGTGTTCTGTTGATTTATATCACATGGTTACATTATCGGATTACGAAAATGACTGAGCGTTTGAACACACATGTCCGTATGTTCAGCGATGTTTGGGGAGAAATATATAAAACTAAATAAAAATTGTTATATGAGAGGGAAACGAATATGAAATTTTGGGCACTTGCTTATTTTTATCAAGATGAAGTTTTTTATGACTTTGCAAAAGAGGACGACACAATGGATTTAAGCGCAACTTGTTTCTTACCAACAAAAGAAGTAGCTGAAGATTTTATTAGTCAGCATTTAGATGATGATTATGTCCCAGTAGAAATTGAATTAGAAACGTTGCAGAAGAATGGTATTTGGTCCTGGTCACGTGGAGTAGTTGAACGTTGGGACGAGGAGTAAAACTAAACAAAAGCGTTATTTTAATCGAAAAGGGGAATGGAAGATGGATATTTGTGCATTTGAAGACGGAAGTTCATATACACAATTTGTTGGTAAAAAATCACTTTATGAAAGTAAGGAGCATTTTGCTAAAGAGTGCACTAAAGAGTTTTGTTACATCTTAGAAAATATGCTTTCAGAGCAAGATTACTTAAAGGTAATGAGTAAGATTAATTCAGAAGTCGTACATGACAATCTCTATTGTCGATATTATCCTAGAATGCCAGAAGAAATGTCTTACTTAGATTTAGAATCAGGTTACCTGTTTTGTGATAAAAGCAAGGGCGCTTTTGAGGTATATGTTATAGACATTGAAGAATTACGAAACTTAATAAAATAGTTATTTTGTGATGAATAAATAGAAGAACCCGTTTGTTATAAACGGATTCTTCTCTCAAGGTCTGCAAGAAATTCAGGGTAACTGGACCAGAGCACGATATTGAATTTCATGTGATATTAATGTATTCAAAGAAATCTAAAAGATGAATGGGAATTAAATAAAATCCTTATTTTGTAACTAATGAAAAAGTAGGAGTACAATAAAAGGATTGTTCCTACTATGAACAATATACACTGCTTATGTTTATATGTGAAAATCAGACTTTGCTAGAACGCAACGAGCAAATTAAGTGTCAATTCGGAAGTAAGTAGTAAATCAAATACTAACAACCGTGATAATTATAAGTGTTTTCATTTATAACCTTACCATCAATGTTAAAAGCGAAAACACTAAAGGTAGTTGTTAGGAAGTCAACTGTTGGTTCTGCAAGAGCGCTTGATATTAGGGTAATGGCAGGAGTAAGTGCCTGAATAGTTAATGTATAAGTGGCTTTACAATCACATGTAATAACATTGGAATCATTACATTTAAAGGTGGTGGTTCTAAATATCTGTGAAGAGGTAAGTGGTGTTTTAGAAGTTGAAGGGCTAACGGAAAGAAGGGTACTTGCAGTATCTGTCGTTTGATAAATCACTTTTCTGTTGTTACGAATTATGCTTAAGCGAACCGTTTGATCGAAATTTATTAAAGAGAGAAATGGATTAGTGACTGATATGCTAGCTCTAGCTATGAAGCCCCAATCTACTGATGCAATTAGTTCAATACGATCATTTGATCGAATGTGTTTTAGCCGAATTTTTCCAATGGTAAACGGATTCGTAGGCGTTGATAGTATTGGTGAATTTTCCCCTCCAACCAATGTTCGTTCAACAAGTTGATAATATTTGACTAACCTTTGATGATCTTTATTATGGCGATATGACATTATTAAATTCTCCTTTTCAAGGTAGTATCAATATAAGAAATGCAAATTGAAACCAAATTGAAATGGACAAGAGCACACTTTTTTTAATAATAGGAATTTTATTGATGCAAGGATCAGATAAGTTTTTCAGAATAAATAAAGAAATAAATTTCAACAAAAACGCTATTTTATTAGGAGAATATGAAATGAAAGACACTTGGAATGAACAAGAGAGTTTAGATATTGAAGCGGAGCAAGAAATGATCGTACAAGCAGAACAAGAAAACTGGATGGAAGCAAATAATATTAGTTATGAGTATTAATGTTCGGAATTTGATTTAAGTTTGCAGCTGTAGTTTAAGGGCAATGTTCGGTTTTTAATAAAAATTTCATTTTTTAGAAAGAAAAGAATCTTTATTTTCAGAACTTGAGCATAGTTTTATCGAGAATCCACTTGCCTTCAATTTTTTTAGCAGGTAATTTGCCGGCAACGCACATATTTCTTACTGTTTGAGAGGAACGTCCTAAAAATTTAGCAGCTTCCTCCACACCTATGATGTTTTTAAGTGAAGTAAAAGAATCGTATGAAGTATTACTATTTTCCTCGGGGATTGTATTTATATAAGGTTCTAAAAAAGTTTCACCAGGTGCCATAATCCAAACTGAAGGCCATGTATTATCAGATCCAGAAATAGACTTTAAAGCTAATGTGGCAGCTTCTAATGTTTTATGATAACTGAGTATAGAAGTATAATTTCCAACCAACATGTAAAAATCAGTATTGTTAGTGAAAATCTTTTGTTGTTTAAAGTCGTGCATTATCGATAACTCCTTTTTCAAAGGGATTGTATTTCTTATGTTTGTTAAATAAATGTGGTTTATTCCAATCAAAGTTGAGTAAGCTTTAAAAACCATAAAGTGAAAGCTAATTTGATTAAATCGTAGGGTAATAAAAGAGCGTTGGAATTATATTTAAGAGGAATAACCTTATAAATATTCCATATAACCATTATGGAAATTGGAACTATATATTAACCATAAAAAAATAACTTAGTAGGAAATCGCAAAAATAAAACGAGCACTTGTGCCAGAGTGCCCGCTTATGAAACCTTAAACCATTTATCCATGTTTATGTGTGTGAGCCATGAACATAGAATAGTTGGGCAAGCAAGGATTCAAGATAGTATATGTAGGTTCAATAAATTGGTTCTTTAAACCAAAAAAGGAGCAGATAGCAAAAGCTAACTGCTTAAACAAAAGGATGACTGAAATGACAAAAAATTCAATTTAAGGAGGTGTTTACAGTATGCACATGAATTCGTTTTTTATACAAGGAAACAAGAAAAATGGTTTTTAAAACCAAATAAAGCGAGTTGGTAATAAAAAAGATAGATGGATAGAAATTAAGGGTTCAAAAATGAAAAACAAACCTGTTTAAGAAGGTATTGGCGAGCTACTGAATGAGTTGGAAATTATGAATTGTTAGGTGTGACTGTATCGAATCCAGTAGAGATAGGTGGTTGTGTGAATTAATGTACAGCACAGTGATTTTATAGTTTAAAATCCGAACAAAATAATTCTTTTAAGTGGTATTTAAATTTTTTTGTAATTTCATAGCGAAAAATATTTTATCAGAATTGGTAGGATGCGCAAATTTACTGTCGAATTGGTACATGAACTAGAAGGAGGGAGACAGTATATGCTATATCATTTGATAAAATTAGGGGAAGCATTAGAATCTGAAGTAAAGCAATCCGAGGGTAGGTTGTATTTTGATTCAGTTAATTTTGGAGTTTGGGTGTCAAAAAGTATTTTGTATATAGAAAAGTATCATAAAGATTCTTTTATAGTAAATCAAATGAAGCAAAGTTATAAAGAAATAGATTATACAAATAATTATACATTTTACAAATTAATGTTAAGTACATTGAAAGTAATACAAGAAGAGAAAAATGAAGAAATAGAGGAAGCTAAAGCATAATTTATAATCAATTGAAGGGAAAATAATGAAGTTATCCTATAAGTTTTGAGTAGAAGAATAGAATAAAGTTCGGCTAGAAAACTAGAGGACACCAATTCATTAAAGCAGCAAGTAAGGCTGTTTTAGGAATAGGTGTCCTTTTTATTTTGAAAAGGGAGATGGAGAAATGAAGGCGTTAAAGGATTAGTTACGTGAATGGAAAAAGCAATCAAAAAAAGCAAAAAAGAAAAATAAGAAAAAACGAAAAGAGAAATTAAGTACTCGTGAAATTGAGGATTTAATGGGGATGCATAGACCTTGTTATGAACGAAGACGTGGAGCAATAAGACAAAAGTAATTTAAAGTAAAAAGGAGCGGTCTTACATGACTAAACAATTATCTTTCTTACCAAAAATCGATAGAGTAGCAACGCAGAAAAAATTAGAAGGTGTTCTCGAAAATGTACGTTTATATAGACAGTTTGGAATGATGCGTGAACAAATGAAAGTCACTCCTTCTTATGAAATTAGATATTACGGACCTACAAATGATGTAGGAAAGCCATTAGAAGGTGTAGCGATGGCTAATATTCAACAAAGCAAAAGAGAAGAGTGGATTAAGCAAACATCATTTCGTATTGATCAGTTTCTTAGTCGTTTGGGTAATGGACGTGCAGGAAAAGATCAAAGAGACATCATCATTAAGCGTTATTTAGAAGATGAAGATGTATGTGATTATATGGTATATAACGAAATCGGCATGACCGAGCGTACGTATCGACGTGTTAAGGCTAGAGTATTTTATAAACTTGCTTTTGCTCTTAGATTAGAAGTTTATGAGACTGAAGAAAATGGAGGTAATGAATCATGAATTTTGTTCAGCCCATACGTGATCCAGAGCAAATACAGCAGTTAAAAGAGTATTTTAAAGAAAAGAGCTTACGTAATTACATTCTCTTCATTATGGGAATCAATACAGGCCTGAGAATCTCGGACATTTTGAAATTGAAGGTAGGAGATGTCAAAGGCAGTCATATATCTATCAGAGAAAAGAAAACAGGGAAACAGAAACGAATACAAATTACTGCAGCATTGAAAAGAGAACTTAAATGGTTTATTGAAGAAAGAGAAGACAATGAGTATTTATTACAAAGTAGACAAGGTAGGAATCGGCCAATTGGTCGCAGTATGGCATATAAGATATTAAGTGGGGCAGCGGCGGAGTTCGGATTAGATGAAATAGGAACACATACACTGAGAAAGACGTACGGGTATCATATGTACATGCAAACGAAAAACATAGCATTACTTATGGAGATATTCAATCATTCGTCAGAGAAGGTCACGTTACGTTATATAGGCGTAAACCAAGATGCAATGGATAAAGCAATGACTAGGTTTAAAATCTAATCATTGCTTTTTTCTTTATAAATCTATACAGTTACTCATAAATTTCGCACTGTGTAACTCAAAAGGGGAAGTATTATAAATTCAATGATAGCAAGGGCTGTAGCGTTTGGCTCAGTTACACACAATTAAACATATGGGTAATTGGAAGGTATAAAATATGCACATGACGTATAAAAGTTATATAGAATGAGAGGTGGAACAGATGATGTGTGAAGAGTTATTACAAGCATTGGTTCAATATCAAATGCAGCAAGGAGAAAAGCCAAACACATTAAGGTTAAACCAAGATTACTATAAAACTGTATTAGAGCAATTAGCTTATCCTGATTGGTTAATTGAAAAGAAAATTAAGAATTTAGATCAGACGTTTCTCGGGGTTCAGGTGGAACTGACAAGTGAAGTAGAAACGTTTGAAATCAGGAGGATAAAAAAATTGGCAGAGTTTTGACCGCTTTTTGGCAGGAAATATGCCGGTTGTTTTGAATTTATCGTGTTATATTTGTATTGTGAGAAGTGGCGGAAAACACACCCCATAAAATTTCCTTATCATATATGTGGTTTAAACGGTTTCATAATAACGTTACATAAAATCCGAAACCAGCAGATAGTACTGATTGAATGGTACTGTTATTAAGAAGAGCTTTTGCTCTCCTTCCAGTTACTTAATAAATTGTAAAGAGATTGTTGTTGTTATGTATGGATAATTAGAAGGGGAGAGATGTTATTCTCCTGGTCCAGTAACGATATAGGCTTTTCATGCAAGAGTAAATAATGTTCAGTTATTCTTTTTTAGTACATCTGAATTTGTCTCTTGATACAGGTAATATATATGATTCTTGGTTATTCTTTTTTTAGTTAGAGTAATCTTATGTATATGTGTATAGGAGAGGCTGAAATTGATGCGAGTGAAAAAGGATATGTTAAAGTAATGGAAAGCCGATTTTCAGGCTATTCAAGAGGAAAAAAGAAGGAAGAAAAGAGAAAAGAAAAAGAATAAAAATAAAAAATATAATATTCCGGGTCATACAGCTGACTTTATGAATAGAGAAGATACGTATTATAAAAAGAACAGGGTATGGAAGCAAAAGAAGAAATAAGTGTGGAGGGAGGTTTAATGGTTATAGATGGATGAAGGAATGAAGAATGCAAGAATATATAAGTGTGGTGGGTTATTTTAGATGAAAGGTATCCTGTGCATTCTTCAACCTTCTGAATAGAAATGGGAGGAAGAAGAACGAATATCATTTGGTGCGATACATGAGTGGGTATAGGCACATGCAGTGCACCAATTTTACGGTAGATTCTTCCTCTATTTGTATTATGAACTTGAATTTGGTTTTTGATACCAATTAAATGTAATTTTCATCACACTTTTCATTTAATTGTGTATGTTATATTAGTGTAGGGAAACATAGAAACATCTTCTGAGAGCACGTTGGTTACGTGCTTTCTTTTTGTTTGATTTACCAAAAACATGGAACCTTTTTCATAAGACAAGCATACACTGGAGCGTAGGACAACCACTTAGGTGGTACCTATACGCTCATAGGAACTCCTTTCTATCATTAGAGTTTGTTTTAAGAGTAGCCATTTTATGTTGGCTGCTCTCTTTCGGTTTAGGGAAAATAAATGAATGCCTATTCGGCCTGGGGCATGCAAAATAAAAGCACAACCAAATCATGTTGTGATACATAATCTGGTTGTGCCAAGTGTGAATAGATAATGAAAAACATAAATACCTTCGTAGGGGGAAGGATTATGTTTGATTGTAGCTTTATATTAGCATGTAATCTGTTAATAAGGTTAGTTTAAAAATGTCATGTAATAAAGGTAAAATAACGGTGGATGGAGAGCGAATGGCTAATGATAAAGAGTAGCTTTATATATGAGATACAAGCATTCATTTGGGTGTTTTATGGAGTAGGATTCGGAATGGATAATCGATATCTTAAAATGATAGTTGATGAATTGAGGGAAATGTTAGGTATTTAAAAAGAGATAAGGATGGTCTGAAACAAGCGTTGCTTGAAGTTTCAACGAAGGTGGACGGATTGAATAGAAAAGGGGAGTATGTTAAACGTTAGCAACATGAGTTTATATAACTCAACTCGTATTCAACAAATTATTGAACGATCTGAAGTGATTAAACAGATTAATAATAAGTCCATTTGAAGTTAAGTTTTTGATAGGTGGCGAAGTATTTGCTAAGGCTGAAGTAAACTTACAGCCGATTTAATTTAAGTTTGTAAATTTAAGGAAGAATAACTTGGGAGTGAGAATAAATGAAATTAACGAAACAAGAACAAGCGGTTGTCATTGGTACTTTCATTTCAATGTTAGGACAAGACCTTGCAAATGAATGCATCGATAAAAAGAAATTAGAAAGGGTACTTCCCATCTTTAATGAAATGCAAGATAATACAACACCAAAGCAAAAGAGAGAAGCGATGATTAGTTTACTTGGTAAAGCGGTAGATGAATTCTTAAAACAATAGCCACAAAAAAAGGAAAAGCAACTCGCTTGGGGGGCGAATTACTTTTCCAGATGACAATGTTAGCTCTATTATAATAATTTGTATGTATTTGTACATATATAATCAGAATATTCTTTCTGACAAGGTAAGAATATTACAAGACTTGGATCCTGTTCAAGACAAAGACTACGATTGTTTATATGTAAAAGTACATGCATAAATGGAGGAATAAAGGTGTTGTGGTTTTTAGTTTATATGATTATAGGTATGGTGTATGTATCGGTTCAAATGCGCTCCATTTTACAGAAGGTGCTGAAAGAAGGGGAGGGCGATGAGAAAGGAGAAGTAATCACGATTGCCGTTGCACTTCTTATCATTTGTTTGTTAGCGTCATTATGGCCAGCATGTATGACGTTTAGAGCTATAAAGCTATGTAGTAAGGACGGTGGCACAAGTGCCAAGTAAACCGATGAAGCCATGCGTTTCACCAATGTGTGCGGCATTAACGAGGGACAAGTACTGTGAGAAACATCAAGATAAAATACAGGAGAACACCAGATACTACGACAAATACATACGAAGCAAAAGCTCACGTTCCTTCTACAACTCAAGATTGTGGAAGGATATGCGTGAGCTTATGTTTCGTAGAGATCATGGCTTATGTGTTCAATGTAGAAGTAAGGGCATCATTAAGATAGGCGATGTAGTCGATCACATCATACCTATTCGTGTTGATTGGTCAAGGCGGATAGAACCATCTAATTTACAAACACTTTGTCATGCTTGTCATAATAAGAAAACAAAAGAAGACGAGAAGAACAGTAAATGATTTGAAAGAAAGGGTAGTACATAACAGCATGGATAAGGTTGAGGAGGTACATAAGATATCACTCTAGCTAAATAGGAAGAGGCCCTAGTTTTGACCTAGGACCCACAAGGCTATTTAAGTAGAGAAACTACCTAAAGAGTAACTACGAGTTACAAGTATAAGTATAACATTACATTTTTATAAAAACATGAGCGAATTTGTCCTAAGAATGGACACCCCCCACTATGAAGAAGTAAAGACGACTCCCTGGAGACCGCCGCCAAGCTTTCCGTGTAAAAAATTCGTTTTATTTCATAAAAGGGGGTTCAGCTGAGGGAGGTGGTTCACATAGGAAGAAAAGCGAAGCCGATTCATTTGCATTTATTAGAAGGTAATACAAATCGATTGACAAAAGATGAAATCGAACAACGATTAAAAGCTGAAAAACAGTTACAAGCAAAAAAGGACAAGGTAAAACCACCAACGTGGTTAGATTCAGTTGCAAAGAAAGAATTTAGACGGATTGCTGGTGAATTACTAGAGCTAGACGTTATTACAAACATAGATGTGAATGCATTAGCAACGTATTGCGATGCTTATTCTGACTATGTTGCATGCACCAAAATTATCCGAGAAGAAGGACTTCTTGTTGCATATACCAATAAGGCAGCTGAAACCAATAAGGTTCCCCATCCACTACTTACAAAGAAGAAGCAATTGCATGAGCAAATGAAGGCTTTGGCTGTTGAGTTTGGTCTCACACCGAGTGCAAGAGCGAAAATTGTCATTCCAAATAGTAAACAAGGTCCGAAAACAAACGTAGAAAAGGAGTTTGACGTATAACATGATCAGACAATGGATGATGGACTACTGTGATGATGTATTACATGATGAAGTTGTTGCTTGTCAGAAGCATAAACAGGCTTGTAAACGATTTTTAAGAGATATTGAACGTGAAGGATCTGAAGATTTTCCCTATGTTTTTAAGGAAGAAAAAGCGCTCCGTTTCTTAAAGTGGATGTCTCTTTTTAAACATACGAAAGGAAAGTTAGCAGGTCAGAGAATGGAACCACATTCCATACAAATTTTTGTGTTTAGCAATATTTACGGATGGGTTCATCGTAATACGGGATTAAGGCGATTTAAAAAGGCATATTGGCAAGTTGGACGTAAAAACGCAAAGTCACAATCTTTAGCGTGCGTGGGCTCATATGAAGCAATGGCCTTTGGTGAGAATATGTCGGAAGTATATGTTGGTGCCACAAAAACAGAGCAAAGTAAAATTGTTTGGAACGAAATGAAAGCGCAAATGAATGGGTGCGAAGACCTAAAAGAAAAATTCAATATTGCGTATGGGAAAATTGAGCATCTTAAAACCGATTCTTTTATTTCCGCGCTCTCAAAAGATGCGGGGAAATCTGGTGATGGACTGAATGTCCAGTGTGGGATTATCGATGAGTATCATGCCCATCCTACTTCTGAAATTTATGATGTTTTGGTGTCAGGTTCGGGGGCCCGTCCGCAACCACTGATGATGATTATTACGACAGCGGGTTTCAACTTGAATCATCCTTGTTATCGTGTGGAGTATCAATATGTTTCTAAGATTTTAGACCCGAACATTGATATTGAAAATGAAGAATATTTTGTGATGGTCAATGAATTAGATAAGGATGATGAAATTACGAATCCTGAAGTCTGGGAGAAAGCAAATCCCATCCTATGTAGTTATGAAGAAGGGCGTTCTTTTTTAAAAGGAGAACTTCAATCAGCTCTTGATGTACCTGAGAAAATGCGTAATTATCTCACAAAAAACATGAATAGATGGGTGGATATGAAAGAAAACGGCTACATGGATATGCAAAAATGGAAGGATTGCAAGGAAACGGTGGAATTATCCGAATTAAAAGGGTTGGAATGCACAGTAGGTGTTGATTTATCAGCAAAAATTGACTTAACAAGTATTTCATTTGAATTTAAAAAGGATGATAAGTATATCGTAATTAGTCATAGCTTTATGCCAGAAGATACGTTAGCTGAAAAGAGAAAAACGGATAAAGTTCCTTATGATCTGTGGGTACAACAAAAATGGATCACAACAACACCTGGTGCAGTAGTTGATTACGAATATATTAAAACGCATATTAGAAATATGGAAAAAGACCATAAATTTAAGATTAAAGAAATATGTGCTGATCCTTGGAACGCAACACAATTTATGCAAGACATGGAGACAGAAGGGTATACCATGATAGAAATACGCCAAGGGATGGCAACTTTATCAGGCCCTACAAAGGATTTTCGTGAACAAGTGTATCAAAAGAATGTCATCCATAATAACAACCCTGTGCTGAACTGGGCAACTAGTAATGCTATAACAAAACAGGATGCTAACGAAAATATCATGTTGGACAAGTCGAAAACTACAGAAAGAATTGATCCGATAGCGGCTGTTATTAACTCGCATGTTCGATGCATGCTCAATTCTGGTGAGATGGACTTAAATTCCTACATATTAAGTCAAGATTTCTCATTTTAGGAGGAATGACATGCGATTCTTGTTGTTTTTTATAAGTATTTTAGAAGATATTCTATTGATTTCGGGGTTGTCCATTATTGTAGGGACGACTTTTTTTGTTAACCCGATTTATGGATGGTATCTGTTAGGGATTATTCTCACAATGTTGGGGGTGGTGATGATAAGAAGATAGAAAGGAGGTGAAACTTTTGATTTTTCGGCAGTTATTTAGAAATCAGGATACGACAAATTTAAAAAATCCTTCTCCTTGGTTTAAAAGTTTATTTGGATATCAAGCCGCAAGCGGTGAAAAGGTAACGGTTGAATCCTCTTTAGGTGTTCCGACGGTTTATCGATGTATTAATATCCTTGCAAATAGTGTTGCGATGCTTCCTTTTCAAACGTTTAAAAAGACAGCGAAGGGAAGAGAACGGGATAAGGCACATCAAGTATCGTTTGTTTTGGAAAGACGCCCGAATCCTTACCAAAGTCCATTTAAATTTAAACATTTAATCGAAACACATCGAAATACATGGGGAAATGCCTATATCAATATTCATTGGGGTGTAGATGGAAGGCCAAAAGAGTTGTGGGTATTAAATCCAGCTGTTACAACGCCCACGGTGGACTTAAAGACCAATAAACTATGGTATTTTACGAGTTTGCCAGACGGTACACCTATAAAAATACCTGATGATGACATAATCCATCTTACTACATTGTCTACTGATGGTTTAAGGGGAAAACCTCCGATTCAAATTGCAAGAGAGTCTATAGGTAGCTCACAGGCGGCCCAAAAGTTTAAAGGTAAATTCTTTACAAACGGTGCAGCGCATAGCGGGATATTAAAAACAGAACAACCGTTAAATAAAGAGGCTAAAAATAAACTTCGTGATGCCTGGGAAGAAGCAAATACAGGCCTAAATAATGCGCAAAGGATAGCCATTTTAGATGCTGGGTTGGAATTTGAGAAGGTTGGTATGCCTTTAAAAGATGCCCAGTTTATTGAAGGTATGAAATTTGATAAGGGCGAGATTGCAAATATCTTTAATATTCCTTTGCACATGATTAATGAGTTGGATCGTGCTACTTTCTCCAATATTGAGCAACAGGCATTGGATTTCATTCAAAATACATTGAGTCCAATCCTTATTCAGTATGAGGAAGAGTTTTCTTATAAAGCATTTTCGTTTCATGAGCAAAAACGATATTATCTAAAGTTTAATCTGACAAGCTTATTACGTGCTGATTCTAAATCACGAGCAGAATTCTATAAAATTATGTTAGATGCTGGTGCATTTTCGATTAATCAGGTGCTGGAACTGGAGGATATGGACGGGATTGGGGAATACGGTGATAAACACCGTGTTGACTTAAACCATGTATCTATTGAAATCGCAGATGAATATCAATTGGCAAAAGCTAATGGAGGATTTTTACAGAAGGGAAGTGAGGATGATTAAAGACGTATTTACTATTAAAAATCAAACAGAATCGTCAGCAGATTTATTTATCTATGGTGACATCATAAATAATACAGGTTGGAAATGGGATGATTCTGACATTATGCCTGATGATGTGAAAAATATTTTGGGGCAATTGGATGATAAAAGTAGCCTTAATATCTATGTAAATAGTGGCGGTGGATCTGTATTTGCTGGTTTAGCCATTTATAACATGTTGAAACGTAATAAAGCGCAAAAAACTGTTTATGTGGATGGTGTTGCAGCTTCTATCGCTTCCGTAATCGCCTTGGCTGGTGATCGTGTTGTTGTCCCTTCTAATGCTTTTTTAATGGTCCATAAACCATGGACTGTAAGTAGAGGGAATGCAAATGTACTTCGTAAAATGGCAGAGGACTTGGATAATCTTGAGGCTGGAATTATGAATGTATACAAAGAAAACTTGAAAGAAGGCATCGAAATTGAAGTAATTCAGCAATTAGTAGATGCTGAGACCTGGTTAAGTGGTGAAGAAGCTGAAAAATACTTCAATATTGAAGTTGTGGAAGCAAAAGAAGTCGCAGCTTGTAGTAGTGATTACTTTGATAAATATCAGAAAACACCTAGTAAAGTAGTAGCAAAAGCTCCTTCTATTCCAAAGAAAGACAATAATGAACAATTAAAAATTCAAAACGCACTAGACCTGTTAGAGCTATAGGTCTATTTTTTGTGCCAAAACAAGGAGGAAATACGGAATGGATAAACGTGAACAAGAGTTACGCCAAAAAGTTGCAGATTTGAAAGCGGAAGCGGAAGAGTTTAATAACAGCGGTAAATATGAAGATGCAAAAGCGAAAATTGAAGAAGCGAAAAACGCGAAAAATGAATTAGATAACTATCTAGCAATGATGCAAATTCAAGTTTCTGACCCTGTAAATTCACAAGCAAGGGTTTTGCCTCCATCATCAGTTAAAAATGAAGATTCATCGTATAAAGAAGTGTTTATGAAAGCTATACGTGGTCAAAATTTAAGTCATGAAGAAGCAGGTGTGATGCAGGAATACAAAGCAGCATTATCTGAGAATACAGGTAAAGACGGCGGTTATATTGTTCCAGAAGATATTACGACAACGATTAATCAATTAAAACAAACGGTTGATAACTTAGAGCAATATGTAAATGTGCAACCTGTTTCAACGAATAAGGGAGCTCGCACATTAGAAAAACGTGCAGCATCTACACCTTTCGCTCCATTATCTGAGTATGGAAACCCAAATGCAATGCAAGAAATTGCTTCACCACAATTTGATCGTTTACCGTACGTTATTGAGGATTATGCAGGATTTCTACCTGTACCAAATGATTTATTAAATGATACGGATCAAGCGCTAGAAGCTTATTTACGTCAGTGGATTGCGAAGAAATCTATTGCAACTCGTAATTATTTAATTTTACAAGAAATCAACAAATTAACAAAAGTTGATTTAAAGGATTATAAAGGCATTAAAACAGCATTAAATGTCACATTAGATCCAGCTTTCTCAGCAGTAGCAAACATTATTACAAACCAAGATGGATTCAATTACTTAGATCAATTAGAAGATAAGGATGGCCGTCCACTTCTCCAACCAGATCCAACAAACCCAACACGTAAGCTATTATCAGGAAAGCCAGTTATTGTTTTATCCAATAAGACAATTGCTACAGATAAAGATGGTAAAGCACCATTTATTGTTGGGGATTTGAAAGAAGCGGTTGTGTTATGGGATAGACAGCAGTTATCCCTTGATATGACGAAAGAGGGCGGAAGTGCTTGGAGAGGCAATACAACAGAATTCCGAGCAATTGAACGTGAAGACGTGACATTGTGGGATACAGAAGCGGTTGTATATGGACAAATTACAGTTGCACCTAAAACAGGAGCTTAATAAGGTAGGGGGTGTCCTTCTTGGTGCTAACATTAGAGGAAGCAAAGAAGTATCTTCGTGTGGATGGGGATGAGGAGGACGATCTCATTACATCTTTCATAATAGCAGCTGAAATATATATTCAAAATGCAACACGTCAGGATGTGAAACTAGATAGCGAGCTTGCCAAATTGGCAGCTCGTATTTTAATCTCTCATTGGTATGAAAACCGTGAAGCGGTTGGGAAGGCTGAACAATTGGCATTTAGTTTGCAGTCAATGTTAATTCAGTTGCAGTATTGTGGTGGTGATGCAAGTGAATCCGGGTAAATTAGATAAACGTCTTACCTTTCAAGTGAAAGACGATGAAGCAAAGAGCCCAGATGGTGATCCAATAGAAGGTTATAAGGATTCTTTTACTGTATGGGGCTCTTTTATTTTTTTAAAGGGAAGAAAATACTTTGAAGCAGCATCAGCTAATAGTGAAGTTCAGGGTGAAACGGAAATACGATTTCGCGCAGATGTGAATGCTGATATGAAGATGAAGTATAAGAACGTAATGTATGACATTATTTCAGTTATTCCAACTGAAACACATACCTTATCAATCATGTGGAAGCGTGGTGGAATGAATGGCTGATGGTGTTGATTTTTTAGGCTTTGATCGCTTGATATCTGAATTAGAACAAATGGGTTTACGTGGAGAAAAGATTGAAGATAGAGCACTTGCGGCTGGTGGTGAGCAAATTCGAAAAGCCATTGCTGAAAGAAGTGAACCGAGGAGTTCAAGCCCTAAGAAACCGTCCAAAAGTGAACCCTGGCGTACAGGCCAACATTTGCTTGATAATATACGGGTTACAAAGGCGCGAATGGAAAATGGTGTGAAAACGATCAAGATTGGCATAGACAAAGCGGATCGTTCCCCATATTTCTATGGAAAGTTTTTAGAGTGGGGTACTTCTAAAATGCCAGCACATCCATTTATAGAACCAGGTTTTAACGCTTCTAAAGCGGATGCAGTACGTGCTATGACAGACATCTTAAAGAATGAGATGAGGCTGAATGTATGATAAATTTACGACCTGAAATCGTGCAAGCTCTTGAAAATAATCAGGAGCTTGTTTCCTTATTAGGCGGAAGACGTGTTTATTATCGTAAAGCTAAAAATGCTGAAGAGTTTCCGCGTATTACGTTTTTTGAACTAGACAATAGACCAGATGGATTTTCGGATAATGAAGAGAATGAAAGTGAAATCACATTTCAAATCGATATTTGGTCAAAAGGTAGTACAACAGCAATCCATAAAAAAGCGAATGAAATCATGAAAAGTATTGGTTTTTCACGCTATGCGGTTGCTGATTTATATGACGATGATACACAAATTTTTCATTACGCGATGCGATTCGCAAAAGGAGTGGAGTTATAGATGGCCGGAGAAGTGATTAAAATTAGTTCAACTGTCGGTGTAGATAGTCTTGTTTACGCAAAGTTATTAAAAGATGATGCAACAGGTGTTGACTATAGTGCAGTGAAAGAAATGGAAGGCGCTGTAAAGATTAAAACTTCTAAAAAGGTAGCTTCGGAGATTATGTGGAGCGATAACAAAAAATCGGAAATTGCTGAGTCTGATGGGGAAGTAGAAGTAGAGATTGAACTTCGTAGTATTTCATTATCAACAAAAGCAGATATTGAAGGGTATCCAGAAGTGAAAGATGGTGTGCTAGATGAGAGACGCGAAGGTGAAAAGCCTTATTTAGCAATCGGCTGGCGTTTCTTAAAGGCTAATGGGAAATATCGATATGTTTGGTTATTAAAAGGGAAGCTTTCACAAGAGGAAGAAGAAGGCGAAACGAAGAAGGATAAGCCTAACTTCCAAACAACGAAACTCAAAGGTTCATTTATTGAGCGTGATTTTGACGATAGGCCTAAATTTACAGCTGATGCTGATGAACCTACATTTACAAAAGCTGTGGGAGATAATTGGTTTAAAAAGGTGTATGAGAAGCCTGTAGTACAACCACCAGCAGGAAAGTAAGGGGGGAGCAAAAGCTCTCTCTCTTTTTTATTAACGAGGAGGAAAATCCATGAAATTAACACTAATAATTAAGGAAGAAAAGAAAACTTTTCATTTACCGGAGTTTATTCCAGCACGTTTAATTCGTCAAGCACCTGAACTTGCTGATATTCCAAATAATCCAGGCCCTGAGGATATGGATAAAATGGTTCAATATGTAGTAAAAGTGTACGGTGAACAATTTACATTGGATCAATATTGGGATGGTATAGATGCTCGCAAGTTCTTATCGACCACTACAGAAGTCATTAATGCCATAATAAACGAAACGGTAGAAGTGGCTGGTGGTACATCAGGAACTGGAGAAGAAACAAACCCAAACGCATAGAGGGAGGAGGGCTCACGTTCACTGAGTTTATGGACGAGCTCTACCTCTCTTTATTATGTCAGGGGTATAAACATCATCATATCGATAATGAAATGGATATCTGGCATTATTTAAGGCTAAATCAAAAGTATCGAGAACAAGATCATTACAATAGTGGAAATCAGAATTTAAATGAAATGGAAGTTCCAGCAGAAAACATTATCTAATAAGGGGGAAGATGATGGCGAATGAAATGAATAATTTAGTCGTTAGGCTGTCCCTTGATAATGTGAATTTTCGTCAAGGTATAGCAAACTCAGGACGTGCGGTGAGGACATTACAGAATGAGCTGAAATCTGTAAGTACAGGAATGGGTGGCTTCGCAAATGCTAGTCAACAAACGCAAGCGAAAATGAATACACTCAGCAGGCTTATTGAAGCGCAAAAAGAAAAAGTTAGAGCTTTGCGACAAGCCTACGATCAAAATAAAGCTACATTAGGTGAAAATGATGCAGCAACTCAAAGATATGCTTCGCAAGTGAATAAAGCAGTTGCTGATTTAAATAGATTTGAAAATGAATTAAAGCAAGTAAACCGTCAAGCTGAACAAAAAGGGATGGATAAGTTAAACAACTCTTTAAAATCTCTACAGGCTGAATTTCAGTCTATTACAACAGGCATGGGCGGTTTTTCTAATGCAACTGAACAAACACGAGCAAAAGTAGATGTTTTATCTCGTATGGTAGATAAACAAAAAGAGAAAATCAGGGAACTTCAACAAGCTTATAATCGTGCCAAAACAGAAGAAGGTGAAGCGAGTCAATCAGCGCAGCGGTACGCCGAACAAATCCATCGAGCAACAGGTGAACTAAATAGATTTGAAAACGAATTACGTCAGTCGAACCATGAATTAGAACAACAGGGAAATCGTTTATTAAACTTCGGTACTCGTATGGAGACGTTAGGTAATCATTTGCAGAATGCTGGTATGCAAATCGGTATGGTGTTTGGCGGAATGACTTATGCAATTGGTCGAGGTCTAAAATCAGCTGTGGAAGAATCCATGAATTTTGAGCAACAGATGGCAAACATAAAGGCTGTATCGGGTGCGACTGGACAAGAAATGAGTAAACTCTCCGAATTAGCGGTTAAGTATGGGGAAGATACAAAATATTCTTCTGTTGAAGCCGGAAAAGGGATGGAAGAATTAATAAAAGCCGGCGTTAGTTTAACGGACATTATCAATGGTGGATTAGAAGGGGCTCTAAACTTAGCAGCCGCAGGTGAACTAGAACTAGGAGAAGCAGCAGAAATTGCTTCTACCGCATTGAATGCATTTAAAAAAGATGGTTTAAGTGTTACAGATGCTGCTAATTTACTTGCAGGAGCCGCTAACGCTTCAGCCACTGATGTACATGAATTGAAGTATGGTTTGTCAGCTTCCGCAGCAGTTGCGGCTGGTGCAGGTATGACATTTAAAGATACAGCAACAGCTTTAGCCGTATTCGCTCAGAATGGGTTAAAAGGATCAGATGCAGGTACGTCTTTAAAAACGATGCTGATGAGGTTGAACCCATCTACGAAAGAAGCGTATAACAAGATGGCAGATTTAGGTCTTATCACATATAACGCGCAGGCTGGATTTGATTTCCTTGTGAAAAATGGTGTTACGCCAGCATCTAGAAGTGTAGGAGACATCGAGGTTGCGCTAGAAAAGTATGTCATGCAAACGGAAGGCGTAACGAAATGGACTGATAAATGTGATACAACATTCCGAGAGTTAGCTACCAGTTCCGCTTTCTTATCGTCAAAATTCTATGATCAACAGGGGCGTATTCAAAGCTTAGAACATATATCTGGCATTCTGAAAGAATCCATGAAAGATTTAACAGACCAACAACGAAGTATGGCGTTAGAAACATTATTTGGTTCGGATGCAGTTCGTGGCGCAACGATTTTATTTAACGAAGGTTCACAAGGTGTAAATAAAATGTATACGGAAATGTCTAAAGTAACCGCTTTGGAGACGGCTAACACGAAAATGAACACGTTGAAAGGCCGCATCGAACAATTAAGTGGAGCGTTTGACACCATGAAAAAAACAATTGGTGATGCACTCGCTCCTGTGGTTAGTGCTTTTGTTGCTGGATTGCAGAAGCTTGTGGATGGATTTAACTCATTACCAGGGCCAGTACAAAAGGCCGTTGCAATTACAGGTGGTATTGTGCTTGCTTTAACGGCTATTGCAACGGTTATTGGAGTCGTTCTAGCAGCTGTTGGAATGGTGGTTTCAGGAATTGGTGCTTTAGGGGTTGCATTAGGAACGTTAGCAACATCTTTAGGAATAGCAGGTGGAGTCGCAGGTTTGTTGGCCGCAGCATTGGGACCCGTAGCAATTGCTTTAGGTGTGGTAGCGGCCGCTGTTGGTGTTGGGGTATTAGCATATAAAGGGTATCAAAAAGCAACTGAGGACAGTATTGCTTCTGTAGATCGCTTTGCTACAAATACAGAGGGGAAAGTAAGTTCTTCCACAAAGAAAGTGCTTGGTGAGTATTTCAAGCTGTCTGATGGTATTAGGCAAAAGTTGACTGAAATGAGATTGAACCATGAAGTGATAACAGAAGAACAGTCGCAGAAGTTAATTGGCCAATATGACAAGTTAGGTAACACGATTATAGAAAAAACAAATGCAAGACAACAAAAAGAAGTGGAGGGACTGAAAAAATTCTTTGCGGATTCTTATGTGTTAACCGCGGAAGAAGAAAATAAGCGGATGGAACAAATGAATCAACATTACGAACAAGAAAAGTTAAAAACACAAGAAAAAGAAAACAAAATTAAAGAAATTATTCAAACTGCAGCAAATGAAAAGCGTGACTTTACTACATCTGAAAGAATTTCTTTACAGGCTTTACAAGATGAAATGGATAGAACGGCTATTCAGCACATGTCGGCAAATCAGATGGAGCAAAAAGTTATTTATGAAAACATGAGGGTACAAGCAAGTGAAATTTCAGCTAGGCAAGCAGCGGAGGTTGTTGAGAATAGTGCGAAAGCAAGAGATAAAGTGATTGAAGATGCGAAAAAGACTCGTGATGATAAAATTGCTTATGCGATACGTTTGCGAGATGAATCAGGAACACTGAACAAAGAAGAAGCGAACGCAGCGATTGCGGAAGCGAATCGTCAATATGAAAGCACCGTTTCTACAGCGCGAGACAAACATAGAGAAATTGTGAGTGAAGCAAAATCCCAAGCTGGGGAACATGCAAATCAAGTGGATTGGGAAACGGGTCAGATAAAATCCAAATACCAAGTCATGAAAGATGATGTGGTTCGAAACATGCAAGAAACCTGGTCAGGTATAACAAAATGGTGGGAAGAAACAAAAACTTCAGCCGACAACAAGGTAGAAGAAATAAAAAATACAGTTTCAAGAAAATTCGAGGAACAGAAAAAAGCTGTTAAAGATAAAATGTCAGAAATAAAACATGACATTGAAGAGAAATGGAATACAGTTGAAAAATTCTTCAGCATGATAAATCTACGTTCCATCGGTAAATCCATTATAGAAGGACTTGAAAAAGGGTTGGATGATGCGACAGGTGGTTTATATAGTAAGGCGAAAAGCATTGCTGGAGAGATTAAAAAGACTATTTCTGGAGCGTTAGAAATTAACAGTCCATCTAAAGTGATGATTCCAGTCGGTAGCGCAGTTCCAGAGATAATATGAAGTGCCCCCCTAGATTATCAAGTCAGGGATTTTAACCCATAATAATATGAGTGAAAACAAACATTATAAATGGGTGTATACCCTATGACAATAGGAGGCCACTATGGAAAATATAATCTATATTGGGATAGATGTCCACAAGGAAAGCTTTAGTTTATGTGCATTGCACGGAACAACTGGGGAAATTGTAGGAGAAGCACGATGTGCTTCAAATGTATCTCTCGTAAAAAAATTCGTTGAGAAACTGAAAACAAAATATGGTGAAGATATAAAAATTAAAGCTGGATATGAAGCGGGTTGTTTAGGATATTCACTCCATAATCTTTTGGAGCAAAACGGGATTGATTGTGATATTTTAGCACCAACAACCATGTACAGTTCATCTAAAAATAAAATGGTGAAAAACGACAGATTCGATGCTAAAATGATTGCTCTTAATTTAGCGAATGGTACTTATAAAGAAGTATATGTTCCAGAAGAAGAGGATGTTGCTGTAAAAGAGTATATCCGCATGTTAGGTGATTTTAAAACATCATTGAAAAAAATAAAACAACAGATAAAAGCATTCCTTTTAAGACATGGCTATATTTACGAAGGAAAATCAAGCTGGACAATCGCTTATATGAAATGGTTAAAGAATCTTGATTTACAAGGATTATTCAAAGAAACGTTAGATGAATATCTATTACAGTATGATGTTTTAGTGGATAAAATTGAGCGGTTCAGTCTGAGAGTAGAAGAATTATCTCATAGTGAAAGATATGAAGAACCAGTCGGAAAATTAAGATGTTTAAAAGGTATAGACACAACATCGGCAATGACTGTGCATGTGGAAATTGCAGACTTCACTCGGTTCCCAACGGCTAAAGCATTTATGGCTTATGTAGGGTTGACGCCAAGCGAAAGCTCAAGTGGGGAGAAAATCAGTCGAAGTTCGATTACAAAGCAAGGTAATTCGACCGTTAGGTCTACTCTTGTAGAATGTGCAAATTCCTTGGTAAAAGGAACGATTGGATTAAAATCAAAACGAGTGAAAGCAAGACAAAAAGACCAACGAAGCGACGTAATTTCCTATGCGGATCGGGCAGTAGAACGGTTACAACGAAAATATCATCGAATGATGTATCAAGGGAAGCCCAGAAATGTTGCTATTACAGCGATTGCAAGAGAACTGGGATGTTTTATCTGGGGATTAGAAACAGGTAAAATTCACTAGAAATAAAGAGAGAGGGATATGAAGTTGATTCATTCATAGTTAGAGACCAAAGGTATCAATTGATGGCATAGATGAGCTTCAGAGATAGTGAATTACAGGTCTGGCTATCTATGACACACCCTCTGCTGGCACAGCTGAAATTCTGATAAACCAGCTATTTATTAGAATGTGAAAAGATGTGATCCACGTAAAGAGATTATAAGAGCCTAACGACGGACCATTAACCTGAGGTAACCAATCCACGAATAACAGAGTGGTTAACTGTCGATAGATCTTATTTCTGAAGCTTTTGTATGCCATCAAGAAAAAATATTATGGGGGAAAAACTATTGACAAAGGTCACTTCATAACAGGGTGTTGGAGTTGGTATGGATAAGGGGAAACGATTTGTTGTCGATGCAGCAAAAAAGGTAGTCGGAACCGTTAAGAAGCAGATGGGGAATATGCCATCTGTTTTTGATTTGGGATTCCAAACTTCGCATTATAGTATCCCGCATCATACACTTGCTGATTTCAATGGTCATACGCAACTACAACCACCTTATAACAACACACCTACAGCAAGAACTATGTTCTCGGATAGATTAGGTAGAGAACAAGAACTGAATGTAACGGTAAATATGACAAACGTTTTAGATGGAAAAGAATTAGCGAACGGAAGTTATGCATATACGACAAAACTTCAAGATCGTGAACAAAAAAGAAGAGCGGAATTTTAAGGGTGGTGAGCACGTTGGGGAAACTCAGTTTTACTTTTAATAAGATCAGAAAAGATTATATTCAAATGCTAGTTGGAAGAAAACGCCCTTCCTGGGCTCCAGTAAAAAGAAAGTTAGTAAGGGTCCCTCATCGCGCAGGGGCTCTTTTTCTTCATACAGAAACGGAGGAACGTCGTATTGATGTTCCTCTTGTCATTAAGGCAGCAAAAGATATGGCTGATTTACAAAAGGTAAAAGAAGATTTAGCGGATTGGCTGTATACAGAGCAACCAGCTGAACTTATTTTTGATGATGAGTTAGACAGGACTTATTTAGCATTCATTGATGGTTCTGTTGATTTGGACGAAATAGTCAATAGAGGTAGAGGTGTTATTACTTTTGTTTGTCCAATGCCATATAAATTAGGAAAACAAAATACTCATGCGTTCTCTCAAAATGGTTCTACTGAAGTCACTGCTTCTTTTGTCAATCAAGGGAATATAGAAGCGCCTCCAATTATTGAAATCGAAGCACAGAAACCAAGTACATTTTTAGATGTGTGGTTTGGGGAGTATCCGTATAATCGAGATTACTTCAGAATGGGTTATCCTTTGAAAACAGAGCAACTACCTGTTGAAAGAAATCAAAGGCTTATATGGGATGAAATGGCTACCACTGTAGGTTGGAATAAAGTCAGTGCAATGGAAGATGGCAATCCAGTCGGTGAAATGAAATCAGACGGTTATCAATTCTATTGTTCTAATTATGGTACAGGTACAGGAAAAGGCTGGAATGGTGCAGCTGTTAAAAAAAATATACCTAATGGGCCCGTACAAGACTTTATTATGCAGGCTTATGTTACATGTAAAAGTAAACGAATTAATGAGATGGGCCGAGCGGAAATAGCGATATTAGATGAAAACAGTAAAGTGCTTTCGAAAATAGCTATGACTGATGTGTTTTGGCAAGCTGAACAAAACCTTGGAACAATGGTAATCGGTTATGATAATAAACCAGGAAGAAGAAGTTTAATTTATGAGAGTGGAGATTACCCAAACACTTGGAATCAATATAAAGGGCGATTGTGGATAGCTAGAACAGGAAATGTATGGGAAGCGTATATTTCGAAATTCCTTCCGGGGACGGAAAAAGATGATTCAGAACGATTTGTGCGGTGGACGGATGAAAATAACGATCACATGGAAAAAGCAGCACAAATCCAGATTAGTATGATGCAATGGCAAGATGTACCGCCAGTAGAAGCGATGACCGTTTCAGATTTGAAATTCTGGAAAGTGAATGTAAATACGCAAAATAATCCGCCTTACATTTTTGATACGGGAGATAAGGTTATAATCGATACAGAAAAAAGTCTTGTAACCATTAACGGTAAAAATGCAATTAATTTAAAAGACATTTTTAGTAATTTTCCCACTGTCATACGTGGTGAGAATCATATCGATATCATGCCACCAGACGTGAAAGCGACCGTTCGTTATAGGGAGAGATATAGATGAGAACACCAAGCGGGATTTTGCATGTTGTGGATTTTAAAACAGATCAAATTGTTGCAGCTATTCAGCCGCAGGACTATTGGGGTGATAAAAGGCAGTGGGAAATCAAAAACAATGTTGATATATTGGATTTTACTGTTTTTGATGGAACACCTCATTCGGCTACTTTACAACAACAAAATCTTGTTTTAAAAGAAGTTCGTGACGGAAGAATTGTACCATATGTTATTAGAGAAACAGAAAAGAATTCAGACAACCGAACCATTACCACATATGCTTCAGGAGCTTGGGTTCAAATTGCTAAGTCAGGTATTATAAAACCGCAAAGAATAGAAGGGGAAACGGTAAACAAATATATTGATATGGCCCTAGTAGGCATGAAATGGAAACGTGGGAAAACGGATTATGCAGGATTCCATACGATGACCATTGATGAATTTATTGATCCCCTAACATTTTTAAAGAAAATAGCTGCTTTATTCAAATTAGAAATTCAGTACCGTGTTGAGGTTCAAGGATCACAAATCATTGGATGGTATGTTGATATGATTCAAAGACGTGGTCGAGACACAGGCAAAGAAATAGAGCTCGGGAAAGATTTGATAGGCGTTACACGTATTGAACATTCAAGAGATATTTGTACAGCACTAGTTGGATTTGTGAAAGGTGAAGGCGACAATGTAATTACCATCGAAAGTATCAACAGGGGACTTCCGTATATTGTTGATCATGATGCATTTCAACGATGGAACGAACGTGGTAAGCATAAGTTTGGTTTTTATACGCCAGAAACAGAAGAGTTAAATATGACGCCAGAACGTTTAATGACGTTAATGGAAATAGAATTAAAAAAACGTGTTAATTCTTCCGTTTCGTATGAAGTAGAAGCGCAATCGATTGGACGTATTTTCGGACTAGCACATGAACTCATTAACGAGGGCGATACGATCCGAATTAAAGATACGGGCTTCACACCTAAGTTATACCTGGAAGCACGTGTAATTGCCGGTGATGAATCTTTTACGGATCCTACACAAGATAAATATGTGTTTGGTGATTATCGTGAAATTACGGATCCGAACGAGGAATTACGAAAGATTTACAATCGAATCCTTAGTAAATTCGGCGAGAAACAAGAAATGCTGGATCAGCTAGATAAATTAGTGAAAGAAGCCAATGAAACAGCAAGTAACGCTAAGAAAGAATCAGAAGCCGCGAAAACACTTGCCGAAAAGGTACAAGAGAATATTAAAAATAATACTGTTGAAATTATAGAGGCTAAGAATTCGCCAACAACAGGGCTTAAACCTAATAAAACGCTTTGGCGTGATATGAGTAACGGAAAGCCCGGCATTTTAAAAATATGGACAGGTACAGTTTGGGAATCGGTTGTACCAGATGTTGAATCAGTTAAGAAAGAAACACTTGAACAGGCTAATAAAAATATCGAGTCCACAAAAGCAGAATTAAACAAAAAGGTACAAGAAGCACAGAATCAAGCTACAGGACAATTCAATGAAGTACAGGAAGGTTTACAAGGTGTCAGTCGTACAATTTCTAATATCGAAAATAAACAAGGTGAAATCGATAAAAAAGTAACTAAGTTTGAACAGGATTCTAATGGATTTAAAACTTCTATTGAATCGTTAACAAAAAAAGATAATGATATCAGCAATAAATTAAATACAGTCGAACAAACTGTAGAAGGTACAAAGAAGAATATTTCTGATGTGCAGCAAACAACGAATGAGCTTAAGCAAAAAACAACTGAAATGAAAGAAGAAGCTGGGAAAATCAGTGAGAAGTTAACAAGTGTAGAAAAAAAGGTTAATAGCGATAAAACTGGTGGACGTAACCTTTTATTAAAATCAAATGTTAAATTTGAGAAGACCGATTATTTAATCAACCAGTATTCTCTTACTGAAAATTTCTCTACAGGTGAAGAATATACTTTTGTAATGAAAGGAACTGTACCTACGGGTCAAAAGTTTGGTATATGGATGAATGGCGGGTCTAGCAATGTTGGATATGCAACAAGTATTTATGTGAATGGAATAACGTATGTAACCTTCAAAGCTGTTGCGGCTACAAGTGGGAATGAACGAAAGTTAAGCTTATATAATTATCCGAGTGGTACTACGAAATCTATTGTGGAATGGGTTGCCTTGTATAAAGGGAATAAGCCGCAGGATTGGACAGCACCGCCTGAAGAGCAGGTAACAACAGATGAATTCACCCAGAAGACAACTGAGATTACAAAAAGTGTGGATGGAATTAAAGAAACAATCACAAAAGTGGAAAATAATCAAAATGGTTTTGATAAACGTGTTGCTACTGTAGAAAAAGATGCAACTACTATTAAACAAAATGTCTCTTTCATACAAAATACACAGACAGAACAAGGAAGACAATTACAAGAGGCGAAAGCTGGATGGGAAAATACTGCGAAAGCACTGCAAGGTAAAGTTGAGCTGAAACAAGTAGAGGATTATGTTGCAGGGTTTAAGATACCTGAATTGAAGCAAACAGTTGATAAAAATAAACAAGATTTATTGGACGAACTAGCTAACAAACTTGCAACTGAGCAATTTAATCAGAAAATGACTATGATCGACAACCGTTTCACTATAAATGAAGAGGGTATCAATGCCGCAGCAAAAAAGAAAGAAGTATACACAATAGAGCAAGCAACTGGGCAATTTGCCACATCATCTTATGTAAGAGATATGGAAACCCGTCTTCAGTTAACTGAAAAGGGCGTTAGTCTATCTGTAAAAGAAAATGATGTAATCGCAGCATTCAATATGAGTAAAGAAAACATTACTTTGAATGCAAACAGAATTAACTTAGTAGGTTTTATTACAGCAAATCATATCAAAGGAAAAGTTTTAGAAGGAGTAACACTTAAAACGAGTGGAAGTAGATTTGTTGAAATAAATAAGCAAGACATGAAGATTTTCGATGCAGATAAGCCGCGTGGTTATATAGGATTTATGGAAGCAAATGATGGAAGTATTCAACCTTCATTAGTCCTTGGTTCTGATAATAGAAAATACGCTGGTACAGGATCATTTTATATTTATCAAGTCATGCCGCGAATTAATGGAGTCGATCAACCTTCTAAAGCGTATGCAACATTTGGGATTTCTAAAGGAGAAAATGCAGAAGGCACCAATATATGGTCATCATATATTAATATGCAGAATGACGGTGGACATCTGTATGCATATGCAGCTGGAAGATTATACTTTGATAATTTGAATGACATTGTTTTTAACTCAGTGGGATGGGCTCCAGGATACGGAAAGTTTATAGTGACAACCACAGAGCCACATTATTTTAAAAATGACTATGGTGAGTTTCATTTTGATAGAAAAAGTACTGGTAACAGTATATACTTTGCCAATGGCGTTAATGATCATGATTTAAACATGGGAAGATTAATGCTAAGAGCGAGTCTTGTATCAGGTTATGATATGAATTTACAAATTAAAGATGTGTATGGTAATGGATGGCGAGATATAGAGTTAAGAACACTGCGAGCTAAAGAAAATATATCTGCTACAGGACGTATGTGGGCGCAAGAATTTATCCCTAATTCTTCTCGTGCGCTTAAAACGGACATAGAAGACCTTCCATTCTCTGCTTTAGATAAAATCAACTCTGTAAACATCAAACAGTATCACTTTATAAGAGATGTTGAACGCTTCGAGTCAGGGGAGTCTATTACGCTTCCAATTAATTACGGCATGATTGCGGAGGACTCTGACGATGTATTCACCACACCACAGAAAGACGCTGTAACACTTTATAGCTCGGTTTCAATTTCTATTCAAGCAATACAAGAAGTTGACTTTGAAGTTAAAAATCTTCAATTTGACCACGGTATGTTGAAGCAGGAAGTTGACACTCTTAAAGAACAACTTGAAGCAGAAAAACTTGAGAAAGTTTCAATGAAAGCTGAAATTTATGAATTAAAGGTATTAGTACAACAATTAATAAATGAGGAACGAAAGCAGCCATAAGCTGTTTTTATGTTGTACAAAATAGGGCTTTTGTAAAAAAGTTAACTCATGTATTCACTCAGAAAAGGGTTGTCTCATAGTATATAGAGATTACCTTATTAAGATTTTAAAAAGGATGTGAGTATATGGAAGATGTATATGTGAAAATTGACAGTCTAAAAGCAGAACAAAAAGAAATCATGCGAGATATTCGTAATTTAGAAACTCGTACGACGATAAATGAAAAAGATATTTCTACCATCAATCAGCAATTAGAAAAAATCAGTCTAAATACCACATGGATTTTACGAATTGTTATTAGTGCAATTGTTATGGCAGTTTTGGGTTTGATACTTAAAGGTGGGATTTAGGTTGTTTATATAAAAGTATTTGTGAAAGAGGGACAAGTGTCTCTCTTTTTTATCTTGAAGAAGGAGGAAAGAATGTGGATCGTATCGATGTATTATTAAAAGTTTTTATTGCCACTTTCGGTGGGTTTTGTGGTTATTTCTTGGGAGGATGGGATGCAACATTGAAAATCTTAGTAACGATGGCAGTTATTGATTATTTAACTGGCATGATTGCAGCAGGATATAACGGAGAATTAAAAAGTAAAGTTGGTTTCAAAGGCATCGCCAAAAAGGTGGTGCTTTTTCTTTTGGTCGGAGCGGCCGCACAACTAGATTCAGCACTTGGAAGTAACAGCGCGATTCGTGAAGCGACTATTTTCTTCTTCATGGGCAATGAGTTACTTTCACTTTTAGAAAATGCAGGGCGTATGGGAATACCTTTACCTTCAGCATTAACGAATGCAGTTGAAATTTTAGGTGGTAAACAAAAACAAGAAGAGAAAAAAGGAGATGTTCAATAATGGGTTACACTGTAGATATTTCAAAATGGAATGGTGACATTAACTGGCCGGTAGCAAAACAATACATTGATTTTATTATCGCTCGTGTACAAGATGGTTCTAATTATGTAGATCCATTATACAAAGGATATGTACAAGCAATGAAACAACATGGAATCCCTTTTGGTAACTATGCATTCTGTCGTTTCGTTTCTGAAAATGATGCACGTATAGAAGCCCGGGACTTTTGGAACCGTGGAGACAAGAGCGCAACAGTCTGGGTTGCTGATGTAGAAGTAAAAACAATGGATAATATGAGAGCAGGAACACAAGCTTTTATTGATGAATTACGACGATTAGGTGCTCAGAAAGTTGGTTTATATGTAGGCCATCACATGTATGCTCCGTTCGGAATGGCAAATGTAAAGGCTGATTTTGTATGGATTCCTCGTTATGGTGGGAAGAAACCTGATTATCCATGCGATATTTGGCAATACACAGAAACAGGAAATGTTCCTGGTATTGGAAAGTGTGATTTGAACCAATTGATTGGCAGCAAGCCATTATCTTGGTTCACAGAAGAAAAACAACAAGAACAACCGGTTTCTAATGGTGGCTATCAATACGTTAAATCTGGTGGATTTGGCGTTTCATTAGTTCCAGAAGTATTAAATGCCATGAATGAGCGTGGAATTAAAGGAAAGGTTATATCTGATCCTTTAACTGGCGTGGCGTACCTGGAAACGGAAGTATTACCTAATACTGAATTAGATAAAATTACTTGGTGGATGGATAATCGACCAGGTGGAAAATGGTTTTATGAGTATTTTAAGAAATAAAACAAAAGAATAGTTTTATTTAAAAAATAAGAGCCGTCTTTTGACGGCTTTTTTGCATTTAAATGTCCCAAAAATGTGTAATCTTTTTTTTTGTATCATGCATTCTTACTATTTTCATTATTTTTTGCATGGTATTTGGTGATGGAATGTACTCTTTGTCATTACATAGTTGTCCTAGGGTATTTCTATTAACCTTACTTACTTTTGAAAATTCTTGTATTGAGTAATCATGATTAGCTAAAAATTTAGCAAGTTTTGTTTTGTGCCTTCCGATACCTCTACCCCACATCTTAAAACTCCTCCAATTTCTTTTTTACCATCTTGTCCAAATTGCCAAAAAATATAAGCAGTTGCATAAAATACTTTGCATATTGTCCAAGCCCTATACAATATGATGTACCAAGGTAGTTATCACGGTAAGAGAAGTTCTAGTTATCAAAGTAGCTATCAAGGTAAGATTTAGATTTCTACCAAGGTAGCTACCATGGTTCCTATCAAGGTAACGCTACCACGGTAATGCGGGTATGAACCACTGATACATCAAGAATTTGAATTGTGTTTATAGAAGGAGAGGGAATGGAATGAGTGAGGATGTATTGGTGAAGGAAAATGCATATGAGATAATTGGGAATCAAATTAAGTTTTATTTGACTGAAGATCGGGCGAAAGGATGGAATCAAATTCCACATCCGCACTTTCGAAATGCAGAAGAGATTGGAAAGTGGTGCGAAAGTTCGGCAAACGAAATGGTTTGTCATTGGGATGCTCTGAATCAAAATGCAATGAGTGTGTCTGATACTACCGATTTTCTGTATAGATGGATGAGTTGGTATGTAAGAGAACCATTGGACAGTACAGCATTAGAAATTAGAAAGCTACCAGATGAACTGATAAACTTTATGACCAATGTACCCTTTGACGCCTTTGAATTACTAAAACGTACTTCTCACATGGTTTTAGAATGTATCTATTTTGCTTTTGGATTCTTTTTATAAGGAGGAGGCAACATGTTTAAGAGAAAAGAAATCATTCCCTTTCGGGATTTCATGAATCAATCTTATAAGAAGCAAAAGCAAGTGAGAGCGTTTAGTTTGGAGCCGCTTAGTCCCATGGCTTTCTTTCATATGTCCCAGCCTCTTGTACACACTTATGTAGCTTTAGGGGTGCTAGGAGGGCTTACAATTGGTGCAGTATTGCTAGAAAGGTATTTGATTCAAAATGATTATATTTCCGCAGCAAAATTTGTATCTGAAGGACTACATCATGGAATGCGAATTGGTGGAATTGGCTTTGTTGCGTATGTTTTCATTCGTATTGTGACCATGTTCTAAGGAGAGATGATATGGAAATCATAAAAGAATGGCTTCATAGGAAGGCTTTAAAACATCAACTCATTGAAGTATTTGATAAGGCAGGTTTATATACGGAACATCAAACACGTGGAGGGAAAATCCCAATTTATCCAAAGGTTCATGCTGTTTCTTATTCAAAAGAAAGCGTGAAATATGTATTTACTATCCCAAACGGATTAGATCCAAAGACAATTGAAAAGAAATGGTTTTGCTTTCAACAAATATTTGGACGTAATGTAGCGATTGAAGGTAATATCAAAAAGTTTGTCCTTAATGTATTTCATTCGGATGCAGGACTTCAACCATACAATTACAGTTATAAGAAATGGCAGCCATTACTAAAACAGTATCGTCTTCCTGTTGTCGTAGGACGGGACCAATTCGGAAACATGATTACGTATGACATGGTTGAAGCAAATACACCACATCTTTTAATCGCAGGAGAAACAGGAAGTGGGAAAAGTAGTATGGTGCGTGTTGTTCTGTCCACACTCATTCAATACATGTCGCCTGATAAATTGCATTTATACTTGGGCGACTTGAAAAACTCTGAATTTCATTTCTTGCGTAGAGTAAAACATGTGAAAGAAGTGTGCATGGAAGAAATCGAAATGAAGATCATGCTTCAAAAAGTGTGGAAGGAAATACGCGAGCGCAGAAAACTCATGGAAGAATATGAAGTGGATCACATTGATGAGTACAACAAATTAAATCCTGATAAACAGAAATCCTATATTCTTTTAGCTATTGATGAAGTAGCGATGCTACAAGATGAAAAAGAATGCATGTCCACAATTGAAAAAATATCGGCAGTCGGTAGATCACTTGGTGTCTTTCTTATGCTCAGTATGCAACGTCCTGATGCAAAGGTGTTAGATGGTAAGTTAAAGCTAAATATGACAGTCAGGATGGGCTTTAAATGCGATAGTACAATTAACAGTAATATCATGGGCACACCTGGATCAGAGCACTTAGAGCAATCTGGACAAATGATTCTAAAGTTAAATGGATTAAAGAAAGTGCAAGCTCCTTATTTAGAACTAAATAAGGCAAAGCAAATAGTTGAACTTTACCGTTTACTCAAAGAAGATATGATGCTTCAGAATCCGCCAAAACAAGAACTTCCTTTGTTTGGAGTGTTGGAACATGAAGAGTAGAGACAAAGCGATATTAAAAGACCTACACCGTTTTAGATGCCTATCACGAGATGATATTATCGATTTACATTTCCAAGGACTTAAGAAAGCTGTGACCAGTTGCAATACGGTTATGAAACGATTAAGGCGAGATGGGAGTGTGGACGTAAATGTGTCACAGCAACCATATATCTACTTTCCACAACCGAGTCCGATTCGAAAAACCAGTCAAAAGATACCTCATTTTCTTGCTATAGTGAATGTATATAAGCAACTTCTCCAGTACGAAAAGCCTAAATTGTTTAAAGTCGAGCCGAAATATGGAAAAGGGTATATGGAGCCCGATATCTTCACAATATGGCGACAGTCCCCGTTTTTTATCGAAGTGCAGAATTCAGTCTATAGCAAGAAAGTCATGCAAGATAAATTAAACCGTTACGAATTCTACTTTCATAGTTTGGAATGGCAGCAAGAGCCATGGCAACCGAAGAAATCCAAATATTTCCCTTCTCTTCTGGTAATTACCGATAGCCAGTATGACATCTCCTCTTCAAATTTTCGCATATTTCAAGCTAAATCCATTCACGATTTTATGAATCAAATGGTTGTTAAGACATAA